CCGCTCGCTGTCCCTCTCATGGTCGTAGTCCGACCCGTTGAATTTTTTCTCTAACATAAAATCACCTATGTACGCTTAACGCGCCACTTTTTTATTGCACTTTCGAGATCGGTTGAGTGGATACTGCCTCTCGGACCTCGGCCCAGGGACACTGCTTGCCCTGCGTATCGAGAGCGAGCAGTGCAGTCGCCTGCAAAGTCCGCCTCCTCAGCCATGAACGCGTACCACTTGGCCGCGCAGTCATTCAAGACGCCACCTGTCAGTGAACATCTTTCGACATTTGGAATCTTACCCACGATGCCTCCTCATCATCCTCCTCATACGGAATGAACTGCATCTCTTGCATCAGGATGTGCTGATCCGGATGTTCGTTCATGCACTCCATCGCTTTTTCTCCCGCCTGAGCAGGAGTGTCCGCTTCATGGATCATCGTGTACGTCTCGCGTACGATCACTCTAAACTTCGCCATCGTCTGGTCTCACTCCCTCATAGTCGGTTGATTCAATAACTTGGCATATGCTCGCGCTATATACCTCTTCCATATCCACCAACTTATCGTAGTTAGCAACCGCCTCCTGATAGGTGTCGTACGGCAACCAATGATCTTCATAAGTTGGCCGCCCGTTCTCACCTTCATGGCACTCGGTCCATACCATCATGAACATTCTGCTATCTCCTTGGCCCCATCATCTCGGCCCTCTAAATAAGCTTCGTTCATCATGACGACCAACTGCCATTTGTAGTTGTACTCGAGTGTCTCGAGCGCGGCATTCTCGCCTTGCTCCAACAGAATCTTGCGAGCCTGCGGGTGCGACGCACTGAACCACTGGGTTTTTTCCATTGGATTGCGGACCCTATATATCATCGGCATTGACTTGCTCCTCGATCTTCTCGAACTTGAACTTCAGGCTCGGAGCCTTGGGGTTCGCGTTTGGACTGCGCTTCCATGCAGCGATTTTGTACTCGACACCGTCAACAATTGCATTGCCAGTGAAGTCTGGATGGGTATCTTTCTGTTTGCGCGTGTTACCCCAGATCGCGCCTTCGTTATTTCTGTCCACGTTTCTTTTTCCTTTTTGATTTGCCATTGCCTGCGTGTTTGCTCACCAATGAAGGACGCTTTGGTGCATGCTTAAAGGATTTTATATACCCTGCTCGCTGTTCACGCATCGTCATCCTCCATCTGGTGAACCAGTTTCATGAACTCCGACTTCGGCATCCACTTCAACATTTCATCCACTAACTCCGACGTGGGCCAGTCATACAGCCAACACATTACTGACTCAACTTCATGCGGGTATTGATCCCGCACCATTTTCATTTGATCCCGCGTCATAAGTAATCGACCTCCACCGCATCTGCCATCGGCATCCCGTCGTTATAGACCGACTTCCACACTGGACCGCCAACCGATAGATCAAGGTCCGGGGACCCCGGCTCTTGGTCCTCGACTTCGATCTCTTCGAGCGTCACATAATCCGGCATCTCCGGATAATTCTTCTCATAGAACCACGTCGCGCAAATGATGTATTCGCGGTCCTCCTCATCCCAGTACCAATGAGTACCGTAATACTGACCTTCTTTCATATCCCGCTCCAGAACATTGATAGAACGCGAGGATTCTCTGACTTCACAGTGAAATCATCCTCGACACAATTCTCAAGAAACTGCGGGACAAAATCGAAATCGAAACACCTATCGTATCCCTGCTCTTCATGCATGATCCGATGCGTCTGATCACAATAGACTGCGAGCGAGTTCAATTGATCTCGGACCGCGGCTATGCCGTATGTCTCCCGCCACTGTCGTAGCGGATGACATTTCGGCAAATTATGAAAGGCTTCGTTGAGACACTGGACCGCTTCCATCACGTTGCGAATCTTGATGTCTTCATCATCGTCTTCCGGATCGAAATCAGGGTCAGGTGTGACCGACAGAGCCTGCATGGTATCAAAATCGATGGCAGGCGGACCGCTTCGATTCCAGTCCGCCCCCGCAATTTCAAAATCCCATGGGATTTGTCGAGTTATCTCTGTGACATAATCCACTTTGTCCAAATTATTAGACACAATTTCCTGCGCTTTGATGCCCGCCTCGCGCTCGCATGACGCAACCACACCAATATTGGTGTCCACCGTGAAAATCACGTTGGTCTCCACTTTCACATACCAACCTTTGCTCATGACTCATCCTCCAACTCGACAATTGTGAACTTTACGGTGAACTCATCCTCATCAGGATTTTCACCAACTTCCACCCAATCAACCCCCGTGTGCAAAGAAAACGCCATCAAGGATTCGATTAACTGCTCGCGATTAACGATGTCTGCGATCATGACCTCAACTCCCGATAATTGAACTCAGTCTTCAGCTTATGCATCGCATTCACCAACCTGACGACATCATCCATCATCAGCGAGTGATACCCATGCATCACGCCCTCGCACACTTGCTCATGGACTTGGTCCATCGCCTTGATTGATTCATCAATTGCCGCAACCGATGACTTCGGCAGTCTGGTTTGGCGGATCGACTTCACGCGCTTGTTATGCTTCTCAGCACTCGCATTGTATTCAGCTTTCCAATCTTCACTCATTTCTCTACCCCTTTGTAGTTATCATCTTTCGCGTAGTCCATGTTAAAACCCAGACGTTCGCATATATCGATGACACCCTTGGGCAGATTGTAGACACCGTCATAATCCACCAAATGCGTGCCATCAAACCAAAGGCCGCCACTGCCGCCCTCATCCCCATAACGGGAATGCTCAAAACCAACAGGATCACCATCCTCATCGACGTAAACCGTCCAATCAGGTGATTCAAACCGACGCGTAGTCGATGTCTCGATCAGCTTGATCTCAGGTTTATTAAGATCCATATCCATACTCCTCGAATTGCTCCAACGCACGATCACGCACAGGTGCAGGATCGAACACACGCCAATCCTCATACGTCACCTGTTGCAAAGTTTGTGGACCCTCGGCCCAATCATAGAAACTGGTAATCCACTGCGATGCGGTATACCAACCGTCAAACACCTGAATGCCTTCCGATTCGCACAGATCACAGTCACGGGACCAGTGATAAAAGTAAATCGAGTTACGGAGAGTCTGCTCGCGGTAATATTCATACTGCTTGTAGACTTCCATGAACATCTCATGCCAGACAGGATCAGCATGCCACTCAGGCTTACGCTCCAATTGCTCAAGATATCGGAACAATTGCTCCTCAACCATGTCACGCGGTAACTCAGGGCGGTAATCATCAGCGAACTGGAATACACCAAGCTCACCGATACGAACACGCTGACCAAACAACGCATCATGATCGTTCTTAGACTCTAGGGCCGCGGTCCACGCATCTGAACCAACAGCAACCGATGGGGCAGTGTTCACCGCCGCATCTTCATCGTCCAACCACATGTCAACCATGATCCAGTCCTGTTTGTAGCTACGGCGCTCGCGTACCGGACCTCGGACATTGGTCCAAAGTGTGCGGTAGTTAGCACCGTCGTAGTAGAAATCAGCACCGAAACCAGAAAGTTGTAAAACGAAATCTTGACCTAACTGAGCCATTGGGAATCCTCCAAATAAATAAAACCCACTTGCAATAATACATAACTGAGAGAGCAGTGCAACAGTTTGTGTAAATAATTTATGGGGGCGTTTAAATTCCCTTTAATACCCTGTGGAACAAATTACAAAAAAATATTTTTTTCTTTTCCAAAATGGTGTAACGAGTGTAAAAGTGTAACGGATCGTCTATAAGCCCCGTATTTACTGGTTTTATGTCGTTACACTAGTCGTTACAGTCGTTACAGTAATAACCCCTATTTCAGCATCATAGGCCGCAAATTAACGATTGCGCTTCAACTGGTGTAGTATTTTTGTTTCACAGCCCCTTAAAGGAGAGTTGCATCGTGAGCGATAAAATTGCCACGCAGATCGAAGAAAGCGGTCACAAGAAATTGACCAACCGACAGCGTGAATTCTGTAAATATTATGTTGAGGGTATCTACTCGAATGCCGAGTGCGCTCGGAAGGCAGGGTTTTCTACCGACACTGCCCATGTGTACGCATCGAAACTGCTAGCAGGGCGTGAGCATCCCCAAGTGCTTGAGTACATCAAAGAACTGCGGGAGGAGAAAGAACGTCGATACGGGGTGTCATTGATCGGCCAGATGAAAAGGCTTGATGAACTGTCACGCAGTGCCGAGGATGCGGGACAATTCTCTGCCGCGATCAACGCAGAGAAAATCCGCTCTGCATTGGGCGGCCTGACCATCGACCGTAGAGAGACCGTTAACAAACTGGATGACATGTCACGCGCTGAAGTGCTAGCCAGATTAGTTGAACTTCAAAAGAAATATCCAAGCGCATTTATTGAGGGGGAGTTTAAGGATGTCACAGGGACCGGAGGCGAACTTCTGGAACACAATCCGAGCGAAACTACCGAAGAATTCCTACGCGTGGAGACTGGAGAACAGAGTCTCAGCGGGAATGCCTGACGTATATGCCATTTGGGAATCAATGCCCCTCTGGATAGAACTTAAAGTAATAAAGGGTAACGCAGTCAGGCTCTCGCCTCAGCAGGTGGCTTGGCATACCGCTCACAGCCACGTTGGTGGCCTCAGCTTCATCTTAGTTAAGCAGGCCAAGGAAAGAGACCTATTTTTATTTGAGGGCCGTGTAGCGCGTTCTGTGGCCTCTGAGGGGGTGTCCTATGCGGAAGGTTTTAGGTCCAAGGCCCTTGATGAGGTATTCGATGAGATGAAACGGGTGTCTGTTGAGCATTGGTCCGAGGTCCTGCGGCCCTGCGGCCTGCGTCCCTAATAAAAAAGCCCCGGAGAAGGGTTAAGACTCCGGGGCTGGGCTTTCTCAGATTGGAGGACTAAGAAACTTGGGGTAATTCTGCGGCCTGCGGCCCTGCGTGTCAAGTCCTGCGGCCCTGCGAGCCGGGGTAATAGACGACAGGAATAGGGAGCGGTCCATCTTTCGATGGACCGAGGGCCGCGGCTCATGCCGCGGTGATCAGCTCTGGATTGTCGATGATGAATGGGGACTCGGATTTTTTAGCCTGGTGTCCTTTCACGCGTAACCCGATAACACTATCGACCTGTTCTAGGTTAGCCAGGTCTGATATGTCGCCGTCGAACACGGGCCGCCCTAGAAACTGACTAGGCAGTCCGCCGCGGAAAACCGCGGTCACCGGTACGCGATGATCGAGAGCGCGTTTTACTTGGTTCTGGAACCCGTCCGCCTTTGAATAACTAAACATTAACCGATAGTTGTCCGGCGTTTTACCTAGGCGCGCCGGTAATTTGGTGTAGTCGTACGAAAACAAGGCGCGGAATTCATCCTCAAAGTCTAGGTAGTTTTCCCATGGGATATCTGAAAGAACATTAAGACGCGTGACCGGTACGACGTTTTGCTTGCCGCATAATCTGATGAAATTGTGCAGCTCTTTTTTCAGTGTGGACAAAAACGCGTCGCGGTCCGAGTGCCATAGATTGGTCCGCGCTTGCCGTCCATCGATGACGTTTTGCATGATGCCGCGCCCGCTCGAGCGCAGACAATCATCCGCGCACTCTGCGAGCCACCGCGCCGGACACAGTGTATCGTCTGGCATTAATGACAACGAAAGGATGCGAATTTTCGCGCCGCCGACTAGGCTTTTTTCTGATTTCGCGACCTTGGTATTCGTCGCGTCGATGCTAGATAGTCTTTGAAACATGGGTTTTTCCTCCAATAGATTGCCCAATCAATATAATAGCACAAATACTTGTGTGTTCAAGCTTTATTCCTGCGGCCCTGCGGCCTGCGGCCCTTGTAATAAGGGGCAATCTCTGCGGCCTGCGGCCCGGGGGCCTAGTACCGACAGAAAAGAAAGGGGCCTTTCGGCCCCTCGGTTAGTCGTCCCCTTTCGCTTCTACAGCGTCGCGGTCGCATCGCTCCGCGTACCATGTTTCCCCGACGGCCCGGTAATACCAGGCGGCCTTTTCATAACCAGACCTGGCCGCGTGCCGGTATCCGTCTTCCATGTCCTTGTTCGCATCCGCCCGGTACATGTTCGCGATGTTAATTACTTCGTCCGCGTCCAGGGTTAATTGAACGGCCATGATTTTTGCCTCGAAATCTATAAGCATGATTAGTCCTCCAGTTAAAGGGAGGGGCTTACGCCCGCTCCATACAATCAACGCCTTCGTCAACGATTCGGTCGATCTCGACCTCGGCATCTTCGACAGCGATTGAGATATCCTTGATCAGGTCGTCAAGGTTCAGGTCTTCGCGCTCAATAAAAAGCACTTGATACAGTTCATCTAATCGGTTCCGCGCTTCGCAGAGGTGGTTAGAAATTTCCTGTAGTTCCTTACTAATTTCTTTGTTCTTCATCTTGTCCTCCATAGACTTTGAAACGGGCAAATGCCCGACCTCCATAATAACACAACTAGTTATGCGTGCAACCTTTGTTCCTGCGGCCTGCGGCCCTGCGTCCTAGTAAGAAGGGCCCTGCGACCCGGGGTCGAGGAGCCCGGAAAAAGAAAGCCCCCTTTCGGGGGCTTGATCCGGAGGACTAATCCGAAAGGACTATCTCCTGCTCTATTCGATCCCATGACCTGACGAAGGAGTCACCTGTACTTTGGTGCTCCTCCCAGACCATATGCTCGATACCCTGGTCAGCCAGGGCGCGGAGGAATAGTCGGGCGTCGCAGTCTTCTTCGAGCGCGTACGTCCTGAACTCCGCGGAGTAGTAAGAGTAAGGGGAGAAGGTCGCGGCCTGAATGCCGCTCTCTTTCATCTGTTCTTCGGTGACTAACAGCCAACCGTGTGCCGGATCGCTTGTCCAGCCAAGACTCATTGGTGCTTTCATGCTAGCTCCTCCTTTACTTTCCCGTAAAGAGTCAAAGGTTCACCAAGTTCTTCCCAGTTATTGATCTGGTTAGACATAAAAGGCTTTCCACCTTCTTTTCTGTTTACTGCAACCGTGACATGGGGAACGTCATTCTTGGAGGGAAAACCCTCGACTCGAACAGCGAGAACCTTGTCTGTGTAACCAAAGTGCGTCACTGTCAGTTCATAGTCCCGTTCTTTGGTGTGTTTCAGTTCTTCCGGAAGTTTAGGCGAGCCGAATTGAATGGTCATGTGGTGGGCGATTTCCTCCCACTCTTTAGGTGTTCCCGCAATGGGAGGGATTGTGTCGAGTAATAGGTCTCGGCTTTCTTCCCATAAAACAAGTGCTGTGTAGCTCATAAAGTTCGGGGGCTTTCGCCCCCGCCTCCTTTACAGGTTGTCCATTATCTCGCGAACGCGAGCGTCAATGTCCTCGGGCATCTCGATCCCGTCGTGCTCGAACGTGTTGCACGCTGTCGAGTTCAGGCCATAGAACCGAGCACACTGTGCCAAGAATGGCATGTGCTCGATGATCAAGGCGCGGTTGGTTGTGTCCAACGGAGAGAATGCACGATGGCACGCGGCCAACGCGTCCTCGATGTAGAACTGACGGGTATCAGCAATGCCGATGTCGTTAAACTTCTTTCTTAGTTCGTTCATGTTTTAGTCCTCCAAAACGTCGGGTTATTCCGACAAAGAAAGTATCTCAAAATACACACGTTTACACAAGTATTTATTTCACTATCCTGCGACCTGCGGCCCGGTCGCTTAGTAAAGACCTGCGTCTCTGCGACCCCGGCCCGAGAGCCGGGGCTCGAGAACAAAAAGGGGGCTTACGCCCCCAGTCCCCGTCGAATCACAGGCTTCGATTTATGCTCTCGAAGCTTGATCGAGGGACGATCTGGCCCTCGAAGCACGGGTAGAATGTAAGTGGGTATTACCCACCGCTTTAGCTTGATCATAGAACCCATGCCCCAGATACTGTGGATTTCTCCATTTCTGAACTCGGCCAGCATGACCCCAGACTGGGGCTTACGGACTTTAATCTTGTGTGGGTTTTTAAGTTTGACTCTACCGAATCGATAGAAGTTTGGCTTGTTCATGTTTAGTCCTCCAAAAAGAGGGGGCCGAAGCCCCCTCCGTTTTACTTCCAATCTACCGCGACCACCTTGGTCAATGTGACTGAATCCTCCATCAGGTGCGCCGCTCCATTCGCCGCGAGATACCCGAGCGGCTCCTTGTAATCGACCCACCAGTGTATGTGCCACTCGGGATCTCTCTTGCCACGCGGCTTGCGTGCAATGTAGACCGCCCAGTTTTGTGGTTCATACTCAGGCACCCAGTGAGCATCGACTGTGCCGACGTAATACTGACCGCGGTCAGTATGAACGTATCCAGTCGAGCCTTGCTTGTGCGGGGCATGACCGCCGGTAATAACCGACTGTCCAGCCTTGTCGCCTTCGCATACTGGCTTGCCAGTCGCATAGCGCATTGTGCATGGCACGCCGCGCCAATCGGTAGAAGTGATGATTGTTTTCATCGTTTAGTCCTCCAAAGGGAGGGGGCCGGAGCCCCCGTTTGATTATGCAAGACGCTTGAACGTCTTGCGGTTGTGAGCCTTGACCATGTATTCGTCAACGAATACTTCGCGGTACTCGGCCTGACCTGCCTCGACCAATTGGTCACGCAGTTCTTTCTTGCTCGCAGTGAGCGCCTTGATCATGTCATCGATCAGCGTCAGCTTCTCGAACCCAGATGCTTTGGCGTACTTACGCGCTTGATGTTGAGTGATCATACTCAAAGTCCTCCAATGGATTGATGAAAAGGACGCAGTTCGCCTGCGTCGGGCTTCCGGTGTATCGCTTGACGGCCTACCGCGTGCGCGGATCAGAGGCGTGCGCCCGACTTTCACGGGAGGGCTGAGACTGAACTCGGGCGGTGTCACCCGCGACCCTGTATGCATACAGGTTAACACAATTTCTTGTGTGAATATACCCCCACACAAGTATTTATGTACTAATTGGTCTAATACGTTTGGTGCAGTGCACAACGCTCGAGGGCTGGGGGTAACTTGGTCAAAAAGTGTACACGCACGTCGTGCGCTCGAGGGGGCACCCCCTAAATACAGGGGCCGTGCAACTTGGCACGCGTCTTGCAGTTAGTTCTATAGATTCAATCAGGGGTTTTTCCATTGGGGCCGGGTTACCCTTGTTCTGTAGCAAGAAGTTGTGCAGAATAAGCAATAGGAGTCCCGAGGGCCGAGAAAAAATTACAATGTATTTTCATTTGGAGCACACATGGATTACATACAAGGAACCGAGGTCCAAGTACCTGACATCTACGCACTTGGAAAGGAGATGCATGAGGAGAGTGAATTCCGAGATATTCATTGGAACCCGGACAAGGTAAACACTTGGCTCCATAATAATGTGAAAAACCCGAATCGTTTTGTGATGTGTGCGTATGACGGAGAGAAATTGGCGGGTGTTTTCATTGGCGGGTTGTCTGAATTTTATTTTGGAAATGACTTGTTGGCGTCGGATCTGTTATGGTATGTGGGTAAGGAGTACCGTGGTTCGCGGACCGGGTTGCGATTGTTGAAGATGTTTCGATCTTGGGCCTCGGACCTTGGAGCTGATAAGGTTCAGGTTGGTATTTCTTCTGGATTATCTATGGACCGTACCGGCGCTTTGCTTGAGCGCATGGGTTTTAGTCAGATTGGTGGCTTATATAGGACAGATGCATGAAGTCGATTGAAGACAAGTTACTGGGTCAATTGTATTGTTTTTGTAGTGGCGGGGATGACACGGGCGGCGGCTCCGCTGGGGATTTCGATGATTCGTATAATAAGGCGATGGGCTATACCGACTCAAAGGGAAAAGCAACAGGAACGGGCGGGGAATCTGACCCAGCGCGGACGGAGTCAGGGGCGATAGCTCGGACCAGTAATTATGACTCACAGATTGAAGCGGCTGCTCGGGCTGCTGCTGGCGGGGGTGATTACACGAACGTGTTTGCTGGGGACATTGCTGCTTATAATGATATGCAACGAGGATTGGCTGGTCAGTTCTCTGGTTATGGAGGCTCGGACCTCGAACCTTCTGTTGGTGGTACTGGTCCAAGATTTGATACAACAACTCCTGTTCAGGGTAGTCCAAGGGACATGGGCCAAGGCCCTCGGTTCGTTCAGGGTCCTTCAATTGCAGGGGCCATGACACGGGGGCAGATGTTAGGTGCTCCTCGGCCCTCGGCTCCTGAAGATACCGAACTGGAATTTGGCGAAGATGTTGATATCTTTGACACGGCGTACACAGGTGGTGCGACTCCTGTTCAACAGGTTCAAGCGGCCTCGGGCGTTCAAGCTCCTCCGTCCGTATCTCCGAACGATGATTACAACTACCCTGGGATAGCGGGCCCTGCTCCTACTCCAAGAACTGCCGCTGATCTTGGGTTTGTCCAGCAGCCTTCTACGCCAATGACGGAAGAAGAGCGGGCCAAGGCTCAACGTGAACTTAACACGCAGGATTTAAACAAAGACGGGAAGATCTCGGATACCGAGAGAACTATTGCTGCCCAAGGTTTTGGTCTTGTGGGGTTGTTAAGTGATGTTGGCCGTAGAATGTCTATTGGTGATCCAAACGCAGGATTGGATTACGAAAGTGAAGCCTACGGAGTGTCAAGCCGAGGAATTGGAAATGACGATGACGATGGAGATGAGCAAGCCGCCCCGGCTGTAACGGCACCGGTTGCCCCAGCAACCTGTCCTCCGGGGTACCGCTTTAACGAAAAGACCAACGCATGTGAGTATGTTGGTCAGGTTTATCCGGGTGCGACGCCGTATTCTGGTCCGCCAATTGCTGCAACGACTCAATATACAGGCATTGGAGGGTTGTCTCCTTTTGTACTTCAGCCAAGTTACACGCCTCAGACACCGTTTGCACCACTATATAACGTCGGATAATGGATACAGCGGCTCTCGAAGCACTGCCTGAAGAGGTTCTCAAAGAGATTGTTGCGCTTAAAGAGGCGCAAATCCGTCTTGAAACGCGAGAAAAAGCGCAAGATCAGTTCATGCCTTTTGTCCATCACGTTTATGACGGCTTTATTGAGGGCCGTCACCATCGAGTTATCGCAGAAAAGTTGGAAAGAATTGCGAAAGGTGAGTTAAAACGCCTAATTGTTAACATGCCGCCGCGTCATTCCAAGTCAGAATTTGCTTCTTACCTTATGCCTGCATGGTTCTTGGGCCGAAATCCAAAATTAAAGATCATTCAGGCCACGCACAATACAGAACTTGCTGTGCGTTTTGGTAGGAAAGTGCGTGATTTGATGGGTTCTGACGTTTATCGTGATATTTTCACAAAAACTCACTTAAAATCTGATGATAAAGCAGCCGGTCGGTGGGGAACTGCCGAGGGTGGCGAATATTTTGCGGCTGGTGTGGGTGCCGCGGTCACGGGTCGTGGTGCCGATTTGTTTATTATTGACGATCCGCACTCGGAACAAGACGCTTTAAGCGAAACTGCGTTCGATCACGCTTACGAATGGTACACATCTGGTCCTCGACAGCGTTTGCAACCGGGCGGAGCCATCATTGTGGTCATGACTCGGTGGGGAACCAAGGATTTGACGGGTCGTTTGCTCAAAGCACAGGGCGAAGACGTGATGTCGGACGAGTGGGAGGTGGTTGAGTTCCCTGCAATCATGCCTTCGGACGAACCATTGTGGCCTGAGTTCTGGAACAAGGACGATTTACTGAAAGTCAAAGCTGCGCTACCGCTTGCGAAGTGGAATGCACAGTGGCAACAGCAACCGACAGCGTCTGAAGGTGCGATTGTTAAGAAGGAATGGTGGCGTGTTTGGGAAAAAGAAGATATTCCAAAGGTTAAGTACATCTTGCAGAGCTATGATACTGCGTTCTCGAAGAAAGAGACGGCAGATTATTCAGCAATCACGACGTGGGGAGTCTTTGAACCGGAAGAAGGAGGATCAGACCATATTATCCTCTTGGATGCGAAGAAAGGACGATACAATTTCCCAGAATTGAAGGAAGTTGCGCTCGAAGAGCACGATTATTGGGAGCCAGACATGGTTCTGATCGAAGCCAAGGCCACAGGTACGCCGCTCAGTGATGAATTGCGGAGGACAGGAATACCTGTTGTGAATTATACTCCGTCTAAAGGCCGTGATAAGGTGACGCGGATGCATACTGTCGCACCGCTATTTGAAGCTGGTATGGTTTGGGCACCGGAAAAGTCTTTTGCTGAAGAAGTCATTGAAGAGTGCGCCGCATTTCCGATGGGCGATCACGATGACTTGGTAGATAGTATGACGATGGCGTTGATTCGCTTCCGTCAGGGCGGTTTCGTCTTTTTGGATGGCGAAGACGGTGAAGAAGAAAACGATATTCCTAGAGTGAGAGAGTATTACTGATGTCAGTTCCCTCGAATATGATGCAAGGCATGGTGGATAGCTCCATCGAAGCGGTCCCCGGTCAGGAAGTAGAGATTTCACAACCAGAAGACTTTGCTGGTGGGGCTGAAATCATGGATGACGGCGCAGGTGGCGCGATCATTCAGGCACTCATGGGCATGGAAGGAGCCGAAGTTGTCACAGAAGAATACGACCATAATGCCAACCTTGCTGAAATTCTTGATGAATCAATCTTGGGTGAAATATCAAGCGACCTTCGAGCAAGGGTCGAAGAAGATCAAGATTCAAGACAAGAGTGGCAAGAAGCCTACACTGAGGGTCTCGACCTGCTCGGCGTCAAAACAAAAGAACGTAGCCAACCCTTTCAAGGGGCATCAGGGGTAACGCATCCGATCATTGCTGAGTCGGTCACTCAGTTCCAAGCACAAGCCTACAAAGAATTATTGCCCGCGGGCGGTCCAGTCCGTGCTGAAATTATTGGCGCGAAGACTCCAGAAGTCGAAGACCAAGCGACCCGCGTTAAGAATTTCATGAACTACATGGTCACTGAGGTGATGGAAGAATATGATCCTGACACGGATCAGATGCTCTTCTATTTGCCTCTTTGCGGGTCTACGTTTAAGAAGGTTTATTATGATGAGACCAAACAACGCCCAGTTTCACGATTTGTACCTGCCGAAGACTTGGTTGTCCCTTACACGGCGTCTGACATTGCAACTTCTTCGCGTGTCACACACATTCTCCGCATGGACGAAAATCAAGTTCGCAAGTTACAGGTTGTTGGCTTCTACCGAGATGTTGATATTCAGGCTGGTTATGACGAAGAAGATAGCTCAGTTAAAGAAAAGGTTCGTGAGCTTCAGGGGATAGACAGATCAGAGCAATCAGATGATGTCTTAACTATTTTTGAGGTTCACACGGATTTAGATATTGAAGGTTTTGAAGACTTAGATCAAAATGGCGAGCCTACGGGAATCAAGCTCCCGTATATTGTCACCATCGACCAAGGCTCGGGCGAGGTGCTGTCCATCCGCAGGAACTATGCAGAAGGTGACCCGTTAAAGCGGAGTCAGCAATACTTCGTGCATTACAAGTTTTTGCCGGGATTGGGGTTCTATGGGTTCGGCCTGATTCACATGATTGGAGGGCTGGGCAAAGCGGCCACTTCAATTTTGAGACAGTTGATCGATGCGGGAACACTATCGAACTTACCAGCCGGATTCAAGGCGCGGGGTATCCGCGTTCGTAACGACGATGAGCCAATTGCCCCTGGTGAGTTCAGGGACATTGACGCTCCTGGCGGTGACATACGGAATTCAATTATCCCCCTCCCGTACAAAGAGCCGTCGGCTACCTTGGCTCAACTTCTTGGGGTCCTTATCGACTCTGGTCGCAGGTTTGTTTCCATCGCGGACCAACAAACAGGATCAACAGGGTCACAGCAACAGCCAGTAGGAACGACTGTCGCGTTACTTGAGCGTGGCATGAAAGTGATGAGTGCGATCCATAAGCGGTTGCACTACGCACAGAAGAACGAATTTAGACTTCTTGCAAACATTATTCGTGACTATATGCCGCAACAGTACCCGTACATGGTACCGGGTGGTGATGCCACGATCATGCAGTCAGACTTTGACAACCGTGTTGACGTACTGCCTGTTTCTGATCCAAACATCTTCTCGATGGCACAGCGTGTTACATTGGCACAGACTCAGTTGCAATTGGCACAGTCCAATCCAGAGATGCACAACCTGCACGCGGCGTATAAGCGGATGTATCAGGCACTGGAAGTCCAGAACATAGATGATGTTCTTCCGCCACCACCACAGCCACAGCCAACTGATCCGGCAATCGAAAATGCTCGTGCTTTAGCCGGACAGATCATCACCGCTTTCCAAGAGCAGGATCATGACGCGCACATGATGGTACACATGCAGTTCATGCAGTTGCCGATTGTTCAGGCGTCGCCTCAATCATACGGAATGTTTTTGTCTCATCTCCAAGAGCACCTTGCATTTAAGGCTCGTGCTTTAGTGCAACAGCAAGTTCAAGCAGAGGTCCAACAGATGGATCCAATGCTCGCTCAACAGATGATCACACCGGAGGTTGTTGAAGCTCGTGTGGCGCAGGTACAGGCCGAGTTAAACGCTCAGATTCTTCAAGGATTAATGCCACAGGGGGATCAGCAAGACCCATTGGTTGCTATTCGTCAGCAAGAGCTTGCGATAAAGGCAGCCGATGTAGAACGTAAGGCGAAGCTTGATGAAGCCGAGCTTGCACTTGAACGGCAAAAAATGATGCAGAGAGCCGCAACAGATTCTGCTAGAATTGAATCTCAAGAAGAAATTGCGGGAAACCGTAACGACGTCAACATGGAGCGTATATCCGTGCAGAGAGAGAATATGATGAGACGCAACACAACGTAGGAGACGCCGCGATGATCTTTGAGGCCATTGCTGCAATTAAAATTGCAAACGAAGCGATAGGGGCCATCAAAGAGTTCGCGGGCCACGTTCAGTCTGTCGGTGAGATGGGTAAAGACCTTACCAAGCTCGCCGATGCCAAAGAAGAATTACAAAAATCTGCTGCTGATGGTGACATGGAGGCTTTCTGGGCCTTAGAAGACATCAATCGTCACGAAGCTGAAGTCAAGCAAATGTTTATCTACAACGGTCGAGCCGGTCTTTGGGACGACTATCAAAACTTTATCAAGAACCGTGAATTCCTACGCGAAAATGAGCGCAAGCGTGCAGAAGATAAGAAATTGGCTCGTAAAAAAGCCATTAAGAATGGACTTATGTATGGGGCTGTTGGCGTTTTTACTCTCGGTGTTGTGGGCGGGGCCGTGGCCTTATTACTGTATCTTATTAGTCATAAAGGCAGTTAATGAATGAGCGACCTATTTATCAGTCCTTTTCATCCCGCCTTCAGGAAGCCAGGCTGTGTGTCGCCCGTAACTCCTGCCCAAGCAAGTTCAAAGGAACAGCCATCTATCGACTGGCAGAAGCCCTCGAAAGGATCGATGCCAGACTTAACGATTTACGACAGGCTCGGAAAAGTCAAGGAGTATAGTCATGATCACATGGGTTCTGTTTGTTTTATTATTGGAAGCTGAACGGTATTATGTAATGCCGCAGGGTCACTACATGACAATGGAAGAGTGCTTTGAAGCGAGGGAAGCTGTAATGCAAGCTGCACCACAGCCGAAGATGAATTACGATGCAATCTGCATCCAAACGAATGAGATCACAATGCAATGACTGAAGAAATTCAAAAGTACGATTTAAACGGTGACGGTGTTATCGATGCTGAAGAACGTAAGATCATGCTGGAAGACATGCGTCGCAAGATGGAAGACAATGACGCCCAGCGTGATTCAATTCGCAAAATGGCTTGGTTTGCTCTTTTTGGTCTTCTACTGTATCCATTTGGTATTTTTCTTGCTAATGCCTTCGGTATGGATACAGCCGCGAACCTGATCGCAGATATCGCTCCGACCTACTTTGCTTCAATCGCTGTATTGGTGTCAGCCTTCTTTGGGGCGTCTGCACTTAAAAAAGAAAAGTGAAGATTTGTAAGTATCATTACATGGACGGTATGTACCACACCGAATGCGGGTTGAAGGTTTTGTTTCGGCCCGTCAAAAAGTGCGATAAGTGTGGTAGGAAACCACAGGAGATAAAGTGATGTTAAACATGTTGCTTGGTCCAGCCCTTGAACTCGGTAAAGAGTTCATCAAAGGCAAAGCGGACGAAAAGAAAGCAATCCAAGAGCGCAAGATTAATGCGATCCAGAACGATGCTGAGTGGGAAAGTAAGATGGCGGACGCCACAAAGAATTCATGGAAAGATGAATTTTTCTCGATCATCCTGTCGCTTCCTTTGATTGCCGTTGCATATAGTGTTGCGATGAATGACACTGCAATTATTGATCGTGTTAATGAAGGTTTTGCTGCACTGAATCAATTGCCTGAGTGGTATCAGTATTTGCTGTTTATCGCCGTCAGTGCTAGTTTTGGCTTAAAATCAGCGGACAAAATCATGTCCATGAAGAAAGGAGGCAAGTGATGCCCGAAAAGAAAGTTAAAGTTGAGCGAGTCAACAAAAAAGGCAGAACCGAAGCTGTTGAGAAAGCTTTAAGAGCTTTGGGTGCAATGAAGCAGGGTGATATTCAGGCTAAGTATCCTACAAAAGGTAAGCGCGACGAAAAGCGCCCCGAATTCCGTGATCCAGGCGCTGACGAGCGTATGATGAAGTTTGAAGAATCTGCGCGTGAGCAAGGTTTTTCTGACGGCGGGTCGGTCTGCGCTGGCGGGCGTTCGGCAATGCGCGGTAAGAAGTTTAGCGGGACGTTCTAATGTACAGCATTACAATTACAATGGGCGGTATGCCTGTTGATAAGATGGAAGAAAGCGAAGAGGGCAAGAATTGCCCTGTCGCTACGCAAGACTCAGAAGTCAACGAAGCGAATAAGCTGATAGCGGTAGAAGAAGCAAACTACCGCGATCCGCAGAACGACGGCGGGTTTAAGCTTTCTGATGTTTGTGGGAACTGTGTAGCGTTTAATCAAACACATGACATTATGGAATGCATGGGCAACAACCCAAATCTTGGGTATTGTCAGATGTATAAATTCATGTGTAGTGCGGATCACACCTGTGATAGCTGGGCTGAAGGCGGTCCAATTACCGACGCGGACGACGGATCGGAGCATGATATTTTATAATGGATGTTGTTCAATTCGCACAATCATTGTATAAAGTCCTACGAGAACGTGAATTCGATTTACGGGATCAATTGGCAAACGGTATTGCTCAGAACTATGAGCAATATCGCAGTATGGTAGGTGAGCTTCAGGGTATTGCTACTGCCATCGACGAAATGAAAACCCTGCTGGAGAAAAGTGAAGACGATGTCGAAGACCTCCTTGCTAGTTCCGGAGCACGTCGCCGCTAGTTTAGCTGCTGAAGACACTGCGAAAGAACCGAAGAAAGATGGACCATCACTCGAAAACGCCTATGTTGAAGAGTCGAATCGCGTCCTAGACCCCTCCCTCCTCGATAGATCATTAAAAGAAAGACTGCCAACTCCTACGGGATGGCGGATTCTTGTGATGCCTTATCAGGGTCAATCCACCACTGAAGGTGGGATATATATCCCAGATGAGATCCGGCAACGGGAACAACTTGCTACTGTTGTGGCTTACGTTCTTAAAATCGGTCCGTTGGCGTATAAAGATCCCGGCAAGTTTGGTGATTGCGAACCTTGGTGTAAAGAAGGTGAGTGGGTTTGTATTGGCCGCTATGCGGGTTCCCGATTCAAGATTGATGGTGGGGAAATCCGGATTATTAACGATGATGAAGTCATTGCGACGATTCTTGAACCAGGAGATGTGATGAATGTCTGAAGAAGAAAACAATGAAATTGAAGAAATAGAGGTTGATCTGCCCGAAGCGGAAGAAGCGGAAGAAGCTGTCGAACCTGAAGCGGAAGCCAAACAACAGGCTCAAGCAGAGCCCGAACAGTCTGAAGAAGAGCTTGAGAACTACAGCAAGAATGTTCAGAAACGTATTAAAAAACTGACGGAGAAATATCGTCAGGAAGAACGTGATCGAGAAGAAGCTGTACGTTTAGCGCAAAAACTGCGCGAAGAAAACGAAAGGCTAAAGACTCAGGTGCAGGGCTCACAGCAGGCGCATCTAACGGAGTATGGCGCACGTTTAGACAATCAACTGAATCTTGCTAGGCAAGCTTACCGAGACGCGCATGACCGTGGCGACCTTGATAAGCAGTTTGAAGCACAACAGATGATGAACCAGATTGCCATTGAGCAAGAGCGTTATCGTCTCGCTAAAAAACAGCAGGAAAAACTGGAAGTTGAACGTGTGACAGAACAGGAGACCGCTCCTGCACAGCCCGCACAACAGCAAGAGCGTGCCCCAGAGCCTGATCCAAGGGCCCAGGAGTGGGCAACAAAGAACGAGTGGTTTGGTCAGGACGACGTTATGACTTTTGCTGCTTTTGGTATTCATAAAAGACTTGTGGAAGAAGAAGGATTTGATCCAACTTCTGATGAGTATTACAATGAAATAGATCGACAGATTCGTTCGGAGTTTCCGCACAAGTTTGCCGGTCAGAAAAACGGGAGAAGTGGTCAGGTCGCACCTGCTGATACTTCAGCTTCTCGTAAAAAGTCAGGGCGCAGAACAGTCAAGCTAAGTCCATCTCAAGTGGCCATAGCCAAGAAGCTTGGCGTTCCACTTGAAGAATACGCAAAATACGTTAAGGACTAAGGAGAACTGTTATGACAGAAGCTAATACACGCACACCACGCGCAGCCAAAAATCGCTCAACGGAAGAGCGCAGAAAACCGTGGGCACCACCAAGTCGGTTGGATGCACCACCTGCCCCCGAGGGCTATGTACATCGCTGGATTCGTACAGCAATGCGTAATGAAGAGGACACAATGAATGTTCACACTAAGTTACGCGAGGGATGGGAACCTGTCCGTGCTGAAGAATATCCAGATTACGATTACCCAGTTATCGGAGAGGGCAAACATGCTGGCGTCATCGGCCAAGGTGGTCTGATGTTATGCCGCATACCTGTGGAGACAGCTCAGGAAAGAGCCGAGTATTACGGGAACCGGACCCGCGAACAAATGATTGCTGTTGACCAGGACCTGATGAAGGAACAACACCCTTCAATGCCGATTAATCAAAGTCGGCAAAGTCGTGTAAGTTTCGGCGGACGTAAAAACGACGCCGATTAAAGGAAACTTTTAGAGGTGATCTAAATGGCTAATGTAAATGGCGCTTTCGGCTTAAAGCCGATCAACCTTGCTGGTGGGGCTCCCAACAGCACAGGTACAAACGCGTATTTCATCAAGTCTGACGCCAGTGCGATTTATCAGGGTTCACCGGTCATTGCTACCAATGATGGCACAATTGCTATCACAGGTTCAGCTTCCGGTGACACTTATAAGCACATTGGTGTATTTGCAGGCTGTGAGTACGTTTCTTCAGTAACTGGCAAGAAGACATGGTCAAACTACTGGCCTGGTTCTGGCGCAGATACTAACTTCGATATCGTAGGCTACGTCTATGATAACCCTGTACAGCGTTTCGTAATCACTACAGATGCTACGTTCACAAACAAAGCTACTGCTAAGGCGGCTATCTTTGAGAACACCCAGTTTGATTCTGGAACTTCTGGTTCTACAACAACTGGTAACTCATCTGCGGCGATGGACGTTGCTACTTTGGATGCGACTGATGCATCACTTCCGTTGAAGATCGTAGGTATCTACGATGATCCTGAGAATCAGGACTTCACAGCGGCTGGTGTTGGCGTGGTCGTGATGTTTAACAATCACGCTCTACTGTCTAACGACGTAGAAACTGTAGTGTCTTAAGAGAGGTTTAGATCATGGCTATTTCTCGCGCACAACTAGCGAAAGAACTTGAGCCGGGACTCAATGCCCTCTTCGGCATGGAGTACGCCAAGTACGAAAATCAACACGCAGAAATCTACACAACTGAATCTTCAGATCGTGCATTTGAAGAAGAAGTAATGTTGTCAGGTTTCGGAGCTGCACCTACTAAGGGTGAAGGTTCTGGCGTGTCGTATGACGATGCACAAGAAGCTTACACAGCTCGTTACAACCATGAGACTGTTGCACTAGCATTCTCGATCACTGAAGAAGCAGTAGAAGACAATCTGTATGATCGTCTTTCTTCACGCTACACTCGTGCTCTTGCTCGTTCAATGGCTCACTCTAAGCAGGTCAAGGCCGCTTCTGTATTGAACAACGCGTTCTCTGCAGGTGCGAATGCTGGTGGTGACGGTAAGGCGCTTTGTGCGACTGACCACCCACTGACTTCTGGCGGTTCATTCGCCAACGAGCCTACAACTGCTGCAGACCTTAACGAAACTTCACTCGAAGACGCATTGATCAGCATCGCTGGTTTCGTCGATGAGCGTGGTCTCAAGGTTGCATTGCGCGGTACTAAGTTGATCATTCCACGTCAGCTTCAGTTCGTTGCAGAGCGTTTGATGGTGTCTAACCTTCGTGTTGGCACAGCGGACAACGATGTTAACGCATTGCGTTCTATGGGTATGTTGCCTGACGGTTACGCTGTCAACGACTTCCTGACAGACCCAGATGCGTTCTTCGTAATGACAGACGCACCTCGTGGATTCGTCCACTTCGAGCGTACGCCGCTTGCTACTAACATGGAAGCGGACTTCGACACAGGTAACATGCGCTTCAAGGCGCGTGAGCGTTACAGCTTCGGATTCTCTGATCCACGCGCTGTATTCGGTTCACCTGGTGCCGCATAAGTAGCTTTTAAGCTACAACGAAGAGGGGGCCTTGCGCCCCCTTTTTTATTATGGTTTTATTTAGGGGTCGAGGTAAGCTCTCGATTCATTTGAGAAACCCCCTTAAGGAGTGCTATGCACTCCTTCTTTTTGTGGGGTATACTTCACACAGGGAATCACAGTAGCTTGTTAGACAGGACATTCCCCCTGACGTTGCACAGACTAACGAGCGAACCCTTGTGCAAGAGGTATTCACAATGGCTTCTACTACTTTCTCAGGTCCAATTACTTCAACTGGTGGTTTCACTGGTGACGTTACTGGGTCAATCACTTTGACTTCAACTGTAACAGCTTCCCTGCCCGCGGCGGCGGATAACACAGGCGCTCTTTACGTCATCACTGATAACGGTGCTGGTAACGACGAGTTCGCACTGGTTGTAAGCGACGGCACTGCTTGGGTCAAAGTTACTACAACTGCCCTCACTTAATAGGAGCTAAAGTATGTCTCGCTCTGATATCAAAGCGAAGCGTCATACTGGAACCGGCGCGGTCGGAATTGGCCGCGCCCGTATTCGTCAGCTTCAAGTTCTTGTTGGTGCAGGAGCAGGTCGTTTAACGATTACCGATGGTGACGGCGGAGCAACCGTGTTGGACTTGGATTTTGCTCAGTCAGATACGCATTCAGTCAACATCCCAGATAATGGGGTTTTGTCTACGAATGATCCGTATGTATCTCTGGCAACCAATGTCACAGCAATCACGTTCTTCTATTCGTAGGGGAATGTAATGCCGATCTACGACTTACGATCCATATCGCAAGCCGGGACTTCGGAACCTTTTGAGCTTCAATTGTCCAGGGGTCAAATCCCTGGGCACTCTGTTGTTCATAAGTTTGGTTACAACCCTAACATTGACACAAGCGTGGAAACAATATGGTCACAAGGCGGTCTGTATGTTTACCCAACCACCGCGTCTACAATGTATATATCAAGCAGTTCAACCGACGATACTTCGGCTGGCACAGGTGCAAGAACCGCAACAGTTTCAGGACTAGATGCTGACTTTAATCCGATAACTGTAACTGTTCCTTTAAATGGTCAGGCAGGTGTACAACTTAACGGTGCTTTAAATTGGTATAGAGTTAATCGTATAGTCGTAAATACAGCAGGTTCCGGGGGAGCAAACGCTGGGGTTTTATATGTAGGAACAGAGGCCACTCCTGTAGGCGGAGTGCCTACAAATAAATATGCAACGGTAGCTATTGGTGATAATCAAACCTTAATGTGTATTTGGACAGTGCCTTTTGGTTATACAGCCTATCTACATCAAAAGGACATATCTTCATCTTCTTCCGCTGGTAAGTTTGCTATTTTTACTTTATTAGCCAGACCAAAAGATGGTGTTTTCAATGTCAAAGACAGAGTGCTTCTGGCTAACAACAGCACGGCTATTTCTTACTGGAACCCTATTTCTTTCTACGAGTGTACGGACATTGAAGTTCGGGCGAACGCTGATTCCGCGGGAGGATTTATTACCTGTTCCGCTACTCTTGATATCACCTACATTAAAAATGCAGGACCTTTGTAATGGCAAAGATTGATAAGTCAAAGATGAAATGCAACTCACCAAAGCGACAAGTTTCTGGTGGCAAAAAGTTTGTTGTTAAAGCGTGCGAAAACGGCAAAGAGAAGATTGTTCGATTTGGCGATGCTAACATGAAGATTCGTAAGTCGAATCCAAAAGCGCGTAAGTCCTTCCGCGCAAGACATGGATGCGACAAAGGTACTCTCAGTAAGCTGAAAGCGAAGTACTGGTCATGCAAAAAGTGGTAAAAGGACAAGTTGTTTTGAAGCACGAAGAGATCGAAGACGAAATCCACGTCATTCACAACAAGATTGGTATCATTGAGGCTATTCTTGAGCGGCTAGAGAATAACCACTTGACGCATATGGAAAAGGATATCGACCGTATTTCTGGTGACGTTAAAGAAGTTAGCGGTAGGATGTGGGGTCTTGTTATTGTAGGAGTTGTTCAACTTTGTGCGATATGCGGCTCTTTATTCTTTATGGTTATAAATAGGTAATGGCTATATCACGTTCAGCTATAAGCAAGCAGG